AATGCTTCACCAATTAGAGTGTAGCCTGTGGCAATTGTTGGAATAGTAAATGCAGTTTGGAGTAGCTGTGTATCTGCTTGCTCTCTTACATTAATAAAAACTTTACCTATAAAAGCTTGAGCTGGTGGTGAATAAGCTGAACCATAAATACCAAAGCGTACGGTTGTAGGTACGTTATCTACATCTGGTCTAGGATTATCTAATGATGTGGCTTCGGGTCCGAGCTTCGGTGGTGTAAGCTGTGGGTGTTTGGGCTCCCAATCTTTTTTATAAACTCGAAGCCCATTCCACTCTGTTCGCGCATCTTTGTAGCGTATCTTCCTGCCTGAACGATCGTCTATCAGATATGCATATTTACCTGAAGCTCTTTTAGCCATCGCTCTTAGTACCCGCGAATCTTAGGTTGAATATAAAAACTTGCTCTTTCTCTATCCTCTTCTTTTGCAAACTGCCACTCTTCCAAATAAATAGATTTTAATTCGCCGCGTCTAGCCGCATCTACTTTTGCTGGATTCTTGTTAGCTAATTCAAAAGCTAATCCGCTAATTAGCGCAGGCAAATATCTTCTAGGGATATCTGGGTTTTGAGTGTAAGTATCATTTACATCTTGTGGATATCTGATTGTCCAACAAAGTAATTGATAATAAGTTTGATTGGGTTGAGGAAATAAATGAATCGTATGTGACCCTGCACCTGAAGAATCAAATTGGCTGTTACGTTCAACTGCATATTGAACAGGTTTGCCGCTTGTTGATTTGTTAGGGTAGTTTAAATATTCAGATAAACTGATTCTTTCACATGTGGTATCAGTCACGGGTGATGTGTTTGTATCACGAACTGCCGCATCTAAGATGTCCAAGTATTGACCTGAAGCCATAGTTGCGGTTGACTGACCTTGTGTGAGATTGATTGTAGTTAAGTCAAGAGTGAATAGATTCACGCCTTCGTTAACCCATTTAGTTAAAAGTAAGTTAAGGGAACGTCTAGCTGTTACTAAGTCGTAACCCGACTTAAGTTCTAATCCGACGCGCTCATGCGCCTCTTGTATTATCTCAGCTATGTCTAAGCTGAATGTATATGTGCCAGAAGTTGCCACGTGCCCCCCTTACTAACAGTAAGTAATTGTTACCGAAGTAGTTGCTGTTAAATCTAAGTACACTCCATTTTCAAAAACCATACCATCTTCTGGTATTAACATACTCAAGCCATCAACACCAAAACCCACTTGTAGTTTTAATTCGCCTGAAGTACTTGTACCATCATATAGTTTAACAGTTGATGAAGCAACGCCTGCCGCTTGAATTGATTTAACTCTTACTCTGCCCAGAAAATCTCCTGTAGCATTTACTGCTAAACCAAATCTACCATCGGTAGTTCTAGTTGATGCTTTTACATCTGATTTATAACCCATTATAAACTCCTTGTTGTGGGGGAGTTGCCTCCCCCGTTAAATTATTTACCAGCAGTTGCGCCAGTATCTACTCTAATCCAGTTAGAACCGTCAGAAAATACTAAGTTTCCTGTACCATTACCTGTTGTCTCAGAAGCTTTTAATGCATCAGAGCAAAAGATAATTCTTCCTGTGTTTTCAGAAGCTGTTGGCAGATCATCAAACGCAATTGAAGTAGATGTAAATCCGTTGTTGGACACTACTGGTCCTGAGAAAGTTGTTGTTCCCATAGTCTATACTCCTTTTTTTATATAGTCTGCTTTTGCAGTCTATGGTTGTTATTAGTTAAAGGAAGGGGGCACCTTTATGGTAAACCCCCTATCCAAATTAGTGATTAAGCACCTTGGTTTCCGTAGACACCTCTCCAGTCAGACCAGCCGAAGCTGTATCTTTCTCTGGCTTTGTATCGTACATTACCTGTTTCAAAGTCACCTTCCATCTTGGTATTCATCGCTGCTCTGTTGAACATCTTTGTACCATTAGGAGCGTCAGTTCTAATGAAGAATGCATCTGTGTCTGTGAATCTATGGTTTACATAGTATCCACCAGGAAGCATACCCATAGAGTTGATCGCATTGATGTCATTGTCAGCAGTACCAACTCGGTTTGGAGACTTCATTAGTCTTTCTGCAACAAACACCAATTGTCTTGGGATGTGTAAGGTTCTACCTTGAATTGCAGCTGGGATACCTTTGTCATCTGTAAATCCAGCAATATCAATTAATGCTGTTTCTAAAGATGTCTCAGATAAGTCCGCATAAGTAGCAGGTCTGTTAGAACCGTTGCTACCGTTTTGTAGTGGGTGCGCGTTAGAGATTAATGCTACGCCATCACCACCTGTGTATGAACCGCTGAATGCATTGTTATACACGTTAGATGCAGTAAGTTGCTTAGCAGAAGCCATTGCTCTTGCTAAAGCTTTAGTTAGTCTGGTTGACAACTTATCATATAAGTTATCTTCCATAGCTTCCTCAGTTAATGAGAATGCTAGTGCTACAGTCTTGTGAGTGTATCGTGATACATATCCTTCACCTGAATCGGCGTAAGATACTGGTGCACCTTCGAACTTCTCACCTGCATTACCAAAGCCTGGGAAGAGTACTTCTTCTTCGAAAGCTCTGTTGGATGTTTCCTCATCGAACAAGACGGCATGCTCATTTTCGTATCTGTTATACTCAGTTCCGAAAATCGCGTTTAGCCCTGGCTCCAGTTCTTTAAGGATTTGTGCTCTTGATATAGCCATAATTTATCCTCCTATTATATTCCTGTTACGCCAGTAGCGCCTAGTCCAAATTGATGAGTATTGATTTTCACCAAAATATCCATAGATGTTCCAGCTGATGAAAAGGAATCATCTAACTCAGCACTACTTAAAATAGTTAGTGGGAATGAGTTAGTTGTTGCCTTTGTGCTAGAATCTGCTACAAGACCTGATTTGTGTGTGATAGCACTACCTGTTGGTGATGCTACGATTTGTACGTTCTTACCTACGTCAGCAGCTTCGATAGCTGTTGTATCTTGGTCTGCTTCGATTTGGAAGATGATATCTGGATCATCATATACGTACACTTTGTATTTGTCTTTAGCTACAGTTGAAGCTGGAATACTTCTGACAAACTTAACTTCTCCTGAAGCGTTGTCAACGTATTCGGCACCCCAGAAAACACCTACGACTGCGCCTGGTGAAGCTGCTCCCATATCAGTAACAATGTTACCTGATGAGAAAGTCACGAGATCGCCTTCGAAGAATGCACTAGGAGCGGTAGCAGCAATTCTGTAACCATTAACACCACTAAAGTTATTGGTTCTTACGATACCACCTTTAGCGTGCTTAACTGGCTTTAAACCATATGCCATGTTTTACCTCCGTTGTTATTGTTATGCAAAGCAGAGGTAATCAAACGATTAGTCCTCAAACTTTGCGTTTCTTCCTCCGCCTACTGAGACGGAAGACTGTTCGTCTTGGCTTATAGGTGCAACAGCGCTATTGTTCTTTTGCAACTCGGAGTTGACTGCTCCTTCTTGCGCTTTGGTTTTGTTAGCAAAGTATTCATTTCTTTGGTCAACAATATCTTGATCAACCTTCATCAAAATTAAATCACCTGATCTAACTATACCCGCATGTTTACCTGTGTCTAAAACATCCGCTTGCCAGTCGCCGCCAAGTTCTTCTGGTCTAACTGGCTCGTATCCTTGACGAGTTCTTTCATGGACATTTCCTGCGTGATCATCACCCAAGAGTTCATGTCGAACCCATCTATAGTGAACACCCTCTGGAGCTTTTGGAGTTTCCAATTTGCTCGGTGGAGTCCACGTCTTTTTGCGAGTACCCGAGGCTCGCGTTGTTCGAGTTGTCTTAGTAGCCTGTGTCATTCATCTACTCCTTATCTCGCCGAACTATCTCGACGCATCTTTTGTCGCGCATATTCTTGTAAAGGTACTCCTAACTTATTAGCAGTCTCTACTTCTGATTTAGTCAATGTGACTTTCTGTTTGCCACTGGGGGAAGTGCGCGTTCCACCCGCTACTACTTGTACTTTTTTCGCTGTGTTTGCTGCTTTGAATTTTTCAGGAAACTCAGAACGGATGCGAGCATCAAGTTCACTATAGTACTCATCAGGATCAGCGTCAGGATATACACCTTCATCTATTAACTCCTTATGTATTACCATGGCGGCTTGCGTCATAATCTTTTGAGATTGGTTTTGCCCACCAAACCATGTGTTCCTTTTTTGCCACTGCACCGCTCTTCTATCTGGTAGAGGAGTGTTTACCTGTGGCTTCGTAGCAGTTTCTTCAGCAGAAACTTTTTTAGTAGAAGTTGACTTTGCCTTCTCTTCATACTGCTTTACAATCAGAGACTCTGCTTTAATTGATGCTAACTTATCAGTAGCTTCAATTTCTTTTTCAAAGTCGCCTGCTTCTTTAGCCGCTTTAAGAGATGACAATACTTCTCTTTCTTGAGCCTTAAGTCTGTCACCATACTGCTTAACTGCAGCTAGTTCTGACTCTGCGGATCTGCCTATCAATTCTTCGCGTTCAAATTGAAACTTTTGCTTCTCTTCTTCTAACGCTTTTAATTTTTCCTCAAGCTCCTTACGTTGCTTGACTAGGCGTTTAATTCGCTTCTCAGCTCGTTTGCCATATTTGTTTTTGTCATCAGACTCTTCCTCTTCTTCTGAAGTTTCCGCGGATGCTTCTTCCTCTAAAGGATCATCATCTTCGGCTTCATCAGTTTCGGGAGTTTCTGGTTCTGGAGCTGGCTGCTCTTCAGGTTGGCTCTCATCGTGCCCCCCTTCATCAATCTCAATCTCGAGTTCTTCTTCTTGATTAAGTTGTTCTTGTTTTGGGTCTTCTATCATTTATACCTCCGTCAGTTGCGAACTGCGTTTCACGCTGTGAACAATATAATACCACATTTAGTGGGTATATTGCAAGTGCTTATCTATGTTTTATTTTATCTGGTTCTGGTACGATTGCGACTACTTCATCATCATTGATGATTGAATAATCTTCGTTTTCATACTTGAACTTAAGTCCAACGTACTTTCCAGTCAGCACATAGTCGCCTACTTTACACCATGTTGTTTCTGATTTTTCCAGATTCTTGTAGCATTCTGGACCCATATCTACTACTTGAGATACCACGCAAGCAAATTTCGCGAGCTCTCGGGATTGGTCAGATAACAAGATTCCACCTGATGTTGCCATTGGTGGTTCCCATGGTTTCAGTAACATACGATAGCCTTGTGGCTTTGGTAGTTTACTCATCATTACCTCCTGCAATGTCTTTGTACAATTTCTTGTACTCCGTTTCTAGTCTATCAGACATGTCGTTTAATGTCTGACCGATACCTACAAGAAATCTGTAGGATGCGTAGTCATCAGCAGTCCCGCTGAGGAGTTGCTGATTATTGGCAGCAATTGCTTCTGCCAAAACTTTTTGCATACGTTCTTTGTAATTTCTAACTTGATCTAACATTGGTTCTCCTGTGACCTGAAAAAGGGGGGCACCTGGAAAGATACCCCCGAAAGTGAGATTACTTAATGTCTATAATCTTTTCCTTCTTTTCTTCAGGAATTATCTTTTTAAGTTTAACACAAAGTAACCCATCTTGCAACCCCGCATCTTCGACTATAAAGTCATCTGCTAGATTGAAAGACTTGGTAAAGTTCTTTTCAGATATACCTTTGTAGATTAATTTGTCAGTATCTTGCTTTTCTTTTTTCTTAGCTTTGACAGTTAAAGTATTCTCTGCGTACTTAACTTCAATGTCATCTTTAGAAAAACCAGCGACTGCCATTTCAATCTCATAGTTCTCTGCGTCTATCTTTTTAATGTTATATG